TCGCCCAGGCCAGACCAGATGCGCTTCAGCCCATCCCAGGCCATACCCATGTCGCCGAGGAACAGGCCCAACAGGAACTCGGCAAAGCCGCCGAAGACATCCTTGATGCCTTCCCACATCTCGGAGAAGAACCCGGCGAACGCGCTCCAGTTTTCGTAGATGTCGATGGCGGCGGCGGCCAGCACGGCCGCCACGGCCAGGATCGCCACCACAACACCGACAGAGACGCCGGCGATCGCCGCGAGGGATTCGAGCAGGACAAATACGGCCTTCACGGCAAGCATGAGGCCGCCCCACAGAAACTGCAGCACCCCGCCCAGCAGCGAAAACCCTGCGGAAAGCGCTGGCCAGATGAAGCCGAGCGCTCCAGCGGCGGCGCCCAGCGACAGCATGGCGCCGACCACCAGCAGGATGGCGTTCTCCACACCAGGCACGCGGCTATCCAGCCAGTCGAGCTTGTCCAGCAGCCAGCCGAGGGCGACGTTGATCACCAGCAGGATCGGCAGGAAGCCGCGGCCGAGCGTCTGGCCGAGTTCATTCGCCGCCTCGCCGAACTTCTTCGTCTGCACGGCGGCGCCGCCATTCCGGGTGTTGAAGTCCGTGTCCAACTTGCCGGCGCTGGCCGCGCCCAGCTGGCCCTTCAGTCCCAGGTATTCGTTGCTGTGCAGCAGCAGGGCCACTGCGGCATCGCGCGCCTGCTGGTTGTGGAAGAACGCGCCCAGCACCTGCGCCACGACGTCCGGTGGCAACCCGCGCAGCTTGGTCTGCAATGTGCCGAGCACCGCTTCCAGCGGGTTCATGCCTTTCTTGCGCGCATCCGCGAACAACGCCGGCATGTCGATGCCGGTGATGTGGTACTGATCCAGCAGCCGCCTGGTTTGCGGCGCCATGCCGCGGCTTTCCAACGCGAACGAACGCGCCGCCATCGGCGACGTGAGATAGTTCATGAAGTCGCTGAAGTTGGTCGCGCCCTGGCCCGGTTCCGAGCTGTTACGCATCACTGTTTCCAGCATCGCGAACATCACGTCGGCATTGCCGCGGCCCGTCATGCCCAGCTTGGCAGCGTTGCCGGCGATGCCGGGCAGGAACCGGGAGAAGTCCTCGATCTTGAAGCGGCCCTTCTGCGCGGCCAGTGCCATCGAGGCCAGCGCGCCGCCCATCTCCTTTTCGCCGATCTTCAGCGTGTCGGACAGCGCAAACACCGCATGCCCCAACGCCTCCGGATCGATGCCGTAGGCGGTGGCGGCCTTGGAATGGATCGGCAGCAGCGCCTTGGCGATCGCCGGCGCCATGCCGGTCTGGATCAGGTCCAGGTAGGCTTCGGCGATGCTGGTGCTGCTCTGCCCGGTGTCGCGGGCGTCGCGGCGGAAGAACGTCATCAGGCTGCCGGCTTCCTTCTGCGCGGCGGCGCCGCTCAGCCCCTGCGTGATCGCGGCGCGTAGCGCCAGGTCCTGGAAATCGGCATAGGCATGGATCGGCGCGGCCACGCTGAAGCCCTGCGCGGCGGCGCCAAAAGCGCCGAGCTTGCCTTCTTCGCTGAAGGCGTGGCGGATGCGGCCCATCGGTCCGGCCGCCATCTGCTTCATGCGTGCCCATGTGCGGTCGGCGACGGCCCCCATGGTGCGCAGGTGGCGCGTCACACTGACCACTTTCGTGTCGATGGTGCGCAGCGCTGCGCCGGCCTCGCCGATCTTGCCCAGCGACAGCTTGCTGCCGACATCGCGCAGCTTGTTCAGATGGTCCTGCAGCCGGGCGAGCCCCGCTGAAAGAGCGTCCTTCAGCGTCAGGACGAGTGCGGCGTTCAGGCTGTTCATGACTGCCTTTCCTGCACCCGCCTGAGGAAGTCGCTCATCATTCCGGCATAGACCCGCATGTCGTCAGCCGTCAGTGACTCCAGGTCGGACCTTGGCCAGTGATAGTTGGCGGCGATCCCCGCAAGGATCAGCCACCACTCCTCCGGCCAAGCCCCGACAAAAAACCGATCACCCGCTGCGCCGCCATCACGTCGGCGCCGTCCATGTCGTCGATCAAAGCCGCCGCGGCCTTCAGCGACAGGCCGGTGGCGCGGTGCAGCGCTGTGCCCAGCAGATCCTTGGCGTTCTGCATCGCGATCAGCGCGTCGGCCTTGAACCGGCGGAAAACCAGCTCGGCGTGTTGCGTGCCGTCCCCATCGGTCGCCGGCGCGCGCAGCGGCAGCACGATGCTGCCGTCCGGCTGTTCCACCGCCTTTTCCGGCAGCCCCTCGCCGTTGACCCCGATCAGCGCCGCCACGACCTGGTTGGCGGCGATCAGGTCGCCGGCCTCCATCGCCTTGAACAGCAGGGTCAGCTTGGCCTCGCTGATGCCGCAGCACAGCGCCAGCGCCAGGCCCGCGGCACGCGTCCTGCTGGCGTCCATCACCCTGCGGATCTGCGCGCCCTTCAGCCGGCGCAGCACCAGGTGGTCGACGCTCTCGCTGCGCGCCTCGCCGCCGTCAACGGGGCGATAGCTGATCGTCGCGGGCGCTTCGAAGGGCAGCACCACGCTGCCGTCCGGCTGCAGCTCGGCGCGCTCCGGCAGGTCCAGCGGCTCGCCTTCGCATAGCTCAAGCACCTGGCTGGAAGCAGTGGCCGGCGATCCCTCGCCGGCCAGGTCGATCGTCATTACGGTTTCAGGCTCGGGCATCTCAGGTCTCCATGGGCGTGCCGCCGACGAACTTCAGGTCGATCTCGCTGTTGTCGCCGACCGTGATGTCCAGCTCGCCCTGGCGGAACGCGGTGTCCCAGACGAAGGTCTGGCCGGTGTCGCAGCTGACCTGCAGCTGTTGCTCCCGACTGGCGCCGAACAGATCGGTCACCGTGATGCCGGCCTTGACGATGGCCTTCACGTTGACTTCCGAGTGGGCCATCTTCTGCGCGCGGCCGACCTGCTGCCCGTAGATCACCGGGCTGTTGATCATCCCGCCGAGCTTCACGCTGCCACCCGGCTTGATGTCGATCCGGCTGCCGCCCCAGTAGAGGTCGATGATCCCGAGGACCTGTGCCATCGGCGTGATTCCTTACCCTGCGGCGAACATCAGCACGCCGGCATCGACAATCAGGTTGCCGATACGGGTGTACTGGACCTGGTAATCCAGCCGGTTGCGGTCGCTGTCATCGATCTTGAACAGCGCGGCGCGCGCGTCGGCGGTTTCGTTCTGCACCCACCCCGCCTTGGCATAGGTCAGCAGCCGCGACGTCCAGGCGCCCTTTGCCCGTGACGGCGTGCAGACGTTGAGGTTGTACTCGGCCGCCAGGCTGCCGTCCGGCGCCAGCTTGTTGGTCGGGAACAGGTCGCTGAAATAGGTCCGCCAGTCGTAGCGGATGCGGCTGGCCACCGCGGTTTCCATGATGTCGAACCAGGCGGCGATATCGGACACGCCCTGCGCGTTGGTCGTGTAGGTGCTGACCACCCGCTGCAACGTCACGGTGCCATCGCGGAGCACGTTGAACGTGCTGCCCTTGCCCGCCAGCATGTTCTCCTGCTCGGTATCGTCCAGCAGGTCCGGCCGCTGCGGGCCGACGATGCCGGGGAGCGCCAGGTCGCGCAGCTGCAGCGACGGATCCTCCATCAGCTTCTGGCTGGCCACGCCCAGCAGGCTGGCCGACACCGCCCAGGGCGGGCTGCCAGGCGACGTCATCGGCAGCGCGGCGATGAACGGGCTGTTGATGTTCGGGATTGCCGCCAGCGCCTGGCCATAGGTGCCGGTCAGGCAGGTGAAGGCGATGCCATCCTCGCGCACGTTGGCGTTGAAGCGCCGCGCCAGCTCGGCCGCCAGCGCCTGCAGGTTCGGCGCGTCCTGCCAGGCGATCGCGATCCCGGTGTACCACATGCCGGTGATATCGCTGACGTTCAGCGTCGGATTGGTCGCGCCGAGCGTGCCGTCTGCTGCGACGGTGACGATCATGCCCTTCGGCAGCGTGTCGCCGCTCGCCGGCGAGACGAAGCCGAGGATGTCATTGCCGGCGAGGCCCTTATTCTTCGCGGTGAAGGTGACGACGCCGAGGGCGGCCGAAGCGGTCACCGGCGCGTGCGGGTCGGCATTCACCGCGGCGGCGAGCGCAGTGGCCATGGTGCTGACCGTGTCGGTGGACTGGGTGCCCAGCGCGTAGCGCTTGCCGGCGATCGCGATTGCCGTGGTGCCGCTGGTTGACCAGGCGCCGCTGAACGAGACGGTGAAGGTCGCCGCGACCGCGCCGGCCGCGTCGGACACGCCAATGACATCCAACGGGATTTGCGCGCCGCTGTTGAGGTAGGCGATTACCATGGCCTCGGCGATGCTGCCGGCGCCGAATAGCGCAGTGGCCTGCGCGGGCTCCACGACGTTCGCCTGGATGATATCGGGCGTGGCGCTGCCGGCGGTCAGCATGTTGCCGATGATCAGATTTCGCGCCGGGAAGGGCAGGATGCCGATATTGGCGTAATTCGGCCGCACCTCCATGTAGCTGCCCGGCCGATACAGCGGCGACGGGATTTCATTGAAGGTGAAGTTCGGGACCACTTGCGTGCCGGACATGCGTTAGCCCTCCTTCGGTGCCGGTGCCGGCGCCGGCTTCG